GGCCGTGCTGCTCAAGGGCGACCATATCCGCGAGTTCCCGCTGGAAGAGGCCATCGTGTTCCAAGAGTTCGGCGTGGGCGTGCAGGATCGCGTGGGCGCCGTCATCGCGGAGAACACCGCGGGTGCCTGGGGCGATCCGACCATTAGCTAGCAAAGCGAGGCAGCCGTGGCTTTCACATATGACCTAACGACAAACAGGGGCAAGGTTCGTTTCCTGATACCGGACACGGACCTCAACAACTACGAGTTAGAAAATGACGAGATAGACTATTTCCTGACTCGCACGGGCTCCGTCGTGAACGCCGCGGCTGTCGAGGCCTGTCTCTGGCTGGCTCGCAAGTATGCCACCAAGCCGTCATTCACCGCCGACGGGCTGACCGTCCAGAACGCGCAACGCGCGCAGATGTACGCCGAACGGGCGCGAGAGCTGCGCGACGCCACGCTGGGCGGCATGACCTCGGTGGCCATCGACCGCGAGGACGGCTACAGCGAGGCGGCCTCAAGCAGCGAGTACGAAGTGGCACACAAGATCATCTATATCGACACAGATTAGAGAGGTACACATATGAGACGGCTCACACTTCGCCGGGGAGTGGATGTCAAGAGCGCGTTGTTGATCGAGGGTACGGAGGTCACTGCGACCGCCGCTGAGATCAACGCCGCTGCGGACATTGCCACAGCCGGTGCTGTCGAGGCTTCTAAAGGCCTCGTGGTGGATGCCAACAAGGACCTGGCAAGTTTACGCAACTTTACCGCGACGGGCACCGCTACGCTGGGCGCCATCGCGGCCAATGATGCGAGCCTGGACGTGGCCGGCCTGGCCGCGAGCGTCGCGGGCAACGGCGGCGCTGTGGCCATTGTGGCCGGGCGCGCGCATACCAACGGCACAGGCGGTGGTGTCACCGTCACGGGCGGCGCTGGCTCGGCAACGGGCACAGGCACGGGCGGCGCCTTTGCTGCCGTTGGCGGGGCCTCCGGCGGGGGCGCTACGGGCAACGGCGGTGGGGCTTCCATCGTCGGTGGCGACGCTGCTTCCACGAATGGCAATGGCGGCGGCGCGGCTGTGACGGGTGGCGATGCCACGGGCACAGGAACCGGCGGGGCCGCGACCATCGCCGCGGGAGCATCGGCGGGCGCAACTGGCACCGGCGGCGCGGTCACTATCACCTCCGGCGCTGGGGCCGCGGGCACGGCGGGGTCCATTGCCATCGACGCGGGGGCAGCCGGGGGCGGCACGGCGGGCACCATCACCATTGGCGGCACGAATGCCGGGACGGTGACGGTGGGGCGCAGCGGGCAGACCTTGGCCCTCGCGGGCAACATCACCGCGCCACAAATCACGGGCTCTGACACCTCCCTGGCTATCGCCGGGCTTGCGGCTGCCGCTGCGGGTGACGGTGGGGCGGTGCCTATCGTGGGTGGGCGCGCGCATACCAATGGGGCGGGCGGCGCTGTGAGTCTCACCGCTGGCGCGGGTTCGGCCACTGGTACGGGCGCTGGCGGCGCGGCTTCGCTTGCTGGCGGCGCTTCGGGCGGCGGCGCGACTGGCAACGGCGGCGCGACTAGCGTTACGGGCGGCGCGGCCACGAGCACCAATGGCACGGGCGGCGCGGCCTCCCTCGTTGGCGGAGTCGCCACGGGCACCGGCGTGGGCGGCGCTGTAACCATCACCTCCGGGGCATCGGCGGGAGCCGCGGGCACAGCGGGCGCTGTGACCATCGACGCGGGGGCTGCTGCAACCGGCACGGCGGGCGCTATGTCGCTCGGCGCGACCAATGCGGCCAGCGTGACCATCGGCGCGGCTACTATCCCCGTCACCGTGAGCGGCGCAACGCCAGTGCTTGGCTTCGTGGATCGGGTCACGACCGACGAAGTCAACGCCGGGCATACCATCCTCGCCAGCGCAGCGGGGCGCACCGTTAAGGTGCTGGATGTGAAGATGCGGGCCATCGGCGGCGCAGCCGGGGACGTGACCAGCGTGGATGTGAAGGAGCTGGCCACGGGCAACGTCGTCTCTCGCCAAGTGGTGGCCGGGCTGACCGAGAACGCCATCTGCGGCGCGTGGACGGCCAATAGCGTTCACACCTACACGGGCGTGGCGCTCACCGCGGGCAACGGCCTGGAGATTGAGAAGAACGGCTCGGACATGATTACGGCTACGCACATCGACGTGTTTGTGCAGTACGTTCTAAGCTAATGACTGACCGGGGCGGGGGAAACTCCGCCCCACAATGACGGGAGCAGCCATGGCCCTGCTATCGACCAACGACCTATACCAGATGCGCGCCGAACAGACGGAGGCGCTTTGGGATACGTGCGTCGTGCAGACCCAGAGCACGACGGTAGACACCTATGGGCAGCCTATCGAGTCGTTCACGGACGGGAGCGCCATTTCCTGCCGCTTTGTGCCATCCGATGGCCGGGAGCGCAGAGAGATTAACCGCCTGGATGGTAGCATCACCGTCATGCGCGCGCTAGTGCGCTTGCCGCGGGGTACGGCCATTACGCCGAACGATCGGGTGAAAGTGACCAAGCGTTTCGGGACTACGCTCACCACGGCGCTCATCTATGCCGTGGCCGACGTGGCGACAGAGGTACACGGCACATGCCTAACGGCTAACCTCATGGACGTGGACTAATGGCAGAAGGATTTACCCTCCAAATCGAGATCAAGGGCGTAGCGGAGTTCGGCAGGCTGCTGGACAGGCTGAGCAACGCGGTACGTGGCCAAGTGGTACAGGATGCGCTCCTGGCCGGGGCCTACATTGTGGAGGGCTACGCCAAGGTCAACGCTGTGACCGATACTGGCTTTATGAAGAACAGCATCTACGCCAAGACCTCCAAGAAATCGAACTATGGGCAGCGGGCGGCTGAGGCGCGGGCGGTCAACGACACGGCGGAACTGCTACCTGAGATGGACGCGCCTGATGACAAGTCGGCCATCGTGGCGGTAGCAGCCGAGTATGGCGCCTATGTGGAGTATGGCACAGCGCGCATGGGCGCGCAGCCCTACATGCGCCCGGCGGTGGACCAGCACATACCGGAGATAACGCAAGCCGTTTCGGAGAACCTGAGCGACGGCATAGCGAAGGCGCTGCGATGACCACACTGGCCGAGGGCCTGTTCACCCGACTAAGTACCTACGCAGGGATTACGGCGCTGGCATCGACGCGGGTGTATCCCATGCAACTACCGTATCAGCCGATGCTCCCGGCCATCACCTACCAAGAGGTGACGCTGCGCACCGAGCAGCAGTTCTCCAGCACGGCGTTCAAGATTTCACGCTGGCAGATCGACGCCTGGGCGGTTTCCTACGATGCGGCCACGGACCTGGCCGACGCCATTACGACGGCGCTGGACGGCTTTGTGGGCACCATGGGCGTAGCCTGTGACGTGACGCTAGCGGGGCGCGTAGACCTGATAGACCCAGAGACCAAGTGGTTCCACGTGGCCGTTGACTTTGAGATTTGGACGAACTAGGGGAGAGATGGCGCAAGAGTTTGTAGGGGATGAGGTAGAGCTAGCCAATACTGCCCATAGGCGGCTCAACTGCGGGTGCGGCCTGTTCCCGCTGTTGTACTACACCAATCTAGACAGTGACCCGGCGTCACCCGCCGAGATTCGCCGCGATGCCCTGGAGTACCTGGCCGAGTGTGTCGAGGGCGATTACGACGAAATCTATGCGGGCCATTTCCTGGAGCACTTGGAGAAGCCGGACGCGCTCACCTTCCTGGCCGAGTGCTACCGTGTGCTATCGCCGGGCGGCAAATTGGGCATCGTCGTGCCGGACACCTACGAGGTATGCAAGCGCTACGTGAACCAGGCCGTGGACGCGGTGGAGTTCCCCGGCGACGTGTGGTGGAACATCGCGCACCTGGACTCTCTCTGTGCGCTGTTTTTCTACAGCACGGTGCAGGAGACGCGCCACAAGTGGTCGTGGGATATGCACACGCTGGGGCAGGCCATGGGCGGCGCAGGGTTTGTGCGCTTGGCGCAGATCGACAGGTACAGGGACCCACGGCTAGGATCACCAGCCTGGTATCAGTGCGGGATTGATGGGCACAAGCCGAAGGGGGCGCAAGAGTGACGGTAACACAAGAGATGCTCGATAAGCAGGGCGTCAAGCTCTGCCTGGTCTGCCATCGCGTAATGTGGGCCACGGACCCGGACACATGCGAGGATTGCCAGAAACTGGCGCGCAAGGCATCGCCAAAGGCGCAGCCCAGGCGCGAGGCGGCGTCCAAGCCGCGCACCTTCGAGCCATCGCCAGAGGAGCCGGAGGGCAAGTGAAGCTACTGCTCGTTCACCCCGGCGCTTCCTGGGCAGTACATGACGTATGGAAAGGCGCGTTTAGCGCCCTGGAGCGCGCGGGCGTGGAGGTGGTGCAGTACGCCCTCGACGGGCGCATCAACTATTGGCAGCTATGGTTCCAGTGGCTTTGGAAGCGCAATAAGCGCCAGGGCGTGGAGCTTGGCGAGTACAGTGAGTCGGACGTGCTATTCGCCGCTAGTCAGGACATCGTGCTCAAGGCGTTGCACCATCGCGTTGATTGGGTGCTGCTTATCGCCGGGACATACGTTCACCCCGAAGGGCTGATGATGTTGCGCCGCGCGGGCGTAAAGCTGGCCGTCATCCTGACAGAATCGCCCTACTCGGATACGCAAGAGATCGGTATCACGCGGCTATCCAACGTGGTGTGGACCAACGAGCGCGCCAGCGTGCCCATATTCTCGCAGTACGGCGAGGCGCACTACTGGCAGCACGCCATGGACCCCGAGCGTCACGGCGAGAAGCCGGACAGCTACGATACGGCGGTGCCGGAGCACGACGTGGTGTTCGTCGGTACGGGCTTCGAGGAGCGCGTGCAGACGCTATCCTCGGTTAACTGGGACGGCATCGACTTTGGGCTGTATGGCTCGTGGACGCTGCTAGGCTCACGGCACCCGCTGCGCAAGCACCTGCGGGCGGGCGTCATCGACAACCGCGCCACAGCGGCGCTCTATCGTAAGGCCAAGATCGGCCTCAACTTGCACCGCACTAGCGTTGGCTGGGGGCGCAACGTCGAGCACATCAAGCTCGTGGCCGAGTCGATGAACCCGCGCTGCTACGAGCTAGCCGCGTGCGGGCGGTTTTTCATCAGCGATTACCGCGCGGAGGTCTCGGAAGTCTTTGGGGGCCTGGTGCCCACGTTCGAGACGGCGGCGGAGCTAGAGGCTCTGTTGCGGCACTACCTAGCCGACGACCAAGCGCGGATTGACATAGCGGCGCAACTGCCAGAGGCAGTCAAGCCGCACACGTTCGACAAGCGGATTAGTGGGCTATTGGAAGTTCTATCTAGCAAACAGTAAAGGTGGTAAAGCGTGGCTAAATACCATGGCAAAAATGGGCTGGTTTACGTTTCTCCTTCGGGCACGGGTGTCGCCGTATCGGTCGGCGGTCTCTCCGAGTGGTCTCTTGACATGGCCGTCGATACCGTCGAGGTGACGGCGTTTGGCGATACCAACAAGACCTACGTGGTGGGCCTGAAGGACCTGAAGGGCAGCTTTTCCGGGTTTTGGGATGACGCCGTCGACACGCTGTTCACCGCTACCGACAGCGGCGAAGCGGTCAGGATGTACCTGTACCCGAACTCGACGGCCATCACCAAGTATTGGTATGGCACGGCGTTCACGGACATCTCTGTATCCACGGGCGTCTCCGCCGCGGTGGCCGTGTCTGGTAACTTTACCGCCGCGTCGGCCTGGGGCCGCAAGTAATGAAAGCCAACGGGCTATCTGGCAAGCTCACAGCAGGGGGCCGCGAGGTGGCCACGTTGCGGGATTGGCGACTCGAAACCGGGCCGGAGGGCATGCGCCTGGAGGCCCGGCTAGAGTCGGTCAACCGCTGGCTCTTGACGTTCGCGCCGTCGTTCGACATGGCCCTGACGCTAGGCAAGGCAACGCTAGCATGGCGCGGTGTGGACGTGAGTATTTCGGAGAACAAGATCACAATCACAGGAGGACAGAGAGATGGCTAAAAGTTGGTTTATCGCGCCCAAGACGGTCAGGGTGCCCGTCGAGGACGGCTGGATTGATGTGAAGGAGCGGCTCACCTACCGCGAAGAGCAGCAGTTCGCTACGGCGATGCTCAAGATGCCCACGTTCAAGCTCAAGGATGCTGGCGACCAAGAGAAGATCAATAACTCTGAGGTGTCGTTCGACACGTCCAGGTCCGACGCTATCCGCATGCTGACGTGGATCGTGGATTGGTCAGCGGAGCAAGAGAACCCGCGCACCGGCGCTATGGAGCGCGTGCCCGTGACCATGGAAGCCATTGACCAGCTCGACCCGGAGCTGGCTAAGGCCATTGACGAAGCGCTGACCGGGCACATCGCCGCAATGGAAGCACGAAAAAACTCACTGACTGGCGCACCGTCGCCAGAAGCGAAATAGCGATCATGAAGTGGATGGGCGGCTGGAACTATGACGACCTGGATCTTTGCCCATCCGAGCTAATCCCGGTCATCATCGAGATGATCGAAGAAGAGAACCGCGCAAACGAGGGCTAAATGGCGCTGACAGCGGCGGAGCTTGAGATCGTCCTAAAAGCGAGAGATGATGCCAGCAAGGCGCTGGACGCGGTAAAGCAGAAAGCCAAAGAGCTTGGCGACGCGGGGGAAACGGCCAGCTCCAAGTTGAGCGCCGGTTTCACGAAGGCGGGCGGCGCCCTCACGAGCGTTGGCAAGGGCCTGACCATGGGCGTTACGGCGCCTATCGTGGGCATCGGCACAGCGGCGGCCAAGATGGCCGGCGACTTTGAATCGCAGATGAACATCCTCGCCGTTGCCGCGCGTTCATCGGGCACGGCGCTGGGCGATCTGAGCACGGCGGCGCTGAGCGTGGGCGCTGACACGGAGCTGGTGGGCATTACCGCGGCGGGGTCCGCCGATGCCATGACCTCGCTGTACAAGGCGGGTTTCGACACGGCGGAGATATTCGGCGGCGCCGGGGGGCTGAACTCGTACCTCAACGAGAACGCCTCTCTCACCGGCGCGCTGCGCTCATCCATCGACCTGGCCGCGGCCTCAGAGCTGGACCTGGCGCAAGCCACCGACGCCACGATCATCGCCATGAAGACCTTTGGCCTGGACGCCGACGAGGCCAGCCGGGTGGCCAACTCATTCGTGCGCACGGCAGACGCCTCTGTGGCCAGCGTTAGTGACTTGACGGCGGCCATGGCGAACATCGGACCTACGGCGGCCACGTTCGGCATGTCCCTGGAGACGACCAACACGGCGCTGGGTATCCTCTCCTCGCGCGGCATCGCTGGGGCCGAGGCAGGCACGGCGCTTAAGAGTATGTTGACCAACATGATGCGCCAAACGGACGACGTAACCGGGGCGTGGAATATGCTGGGCATCGCCATGTACGACGCCGACGGCAAGATGCGCGCCATGCCCGACATACTGGGCGACTTGTCGAGCGCCCTCAAGGTGGGCAACGTGCTTACATCGGAGCGCGCTGCGCTGACCGGCGAAGAAGCCAAGCAACTCGCCAAGCTAGAGGAACGGCGGGCGTCTCTGGCCGAGAAAGACCTGGCCATCCGCAACGGCACTCTGCTGGGCAATGCCACGCTCAAGGAGCGGGAAGCAGAGCTCAAGAAGATCGATAAGGCGTTGCAAACGACCGTTTTTGAGATGGAGGGGCTCAAGCAAAAAGAGGGCCAGACGGTCACTGTCACTACCAAGATGACAGAGGAACTTCGCAACCAGACGGTGCAGACGCTGGCCGGCACCTATGGCATGAAGGCCATGAACACCCTGCTCACCGAAGGGGCGGCGGGGTGGAAGAACATGGAAACCGCCGTTGGTGCCGCTGCATCGGTCGAAGAATCGGCGGCTGCCCGGACTACGGGCTTTAACGCCGCTATGGAGCAGCTAGGCGGCGCCCTGGAGACCATAGCCATCAAGGCTGGCGGGCCGATTATCACGGCGCTAACGGCCCTGCTGCAGGGGCCAATCAGTGGACTGCTGGACAAAATCAGCAACCTCAATCCTGTCGTGTGGGACTGGGCGCTCAAGATCGGGCTGGTTCTGGCTGCCGTGGGGCCGTTGCTGTTGGGGCTTGGCGCGTTCCTATCCACCGTGGGATCGGTGATTACCATCGTCACCACCCTGTCTCCGTTGCTGGCTGGCGTCGGGGCTACGATCGGCGCGCTGATAGGGCCTATTCTGTTAGTTGTCGGCGCCATTGCACTACTGGCTGTGGCATGGTCTCGGGACTGGGGTGGCATCCGCACCTTCATGACGGCGTTCTGGAACGACACGCTCAAGCCGATCGTGGATCAGATCATCTTATGGTTCCAGACTAACATCCCGGTGGCGATCGCGTACCTCTCCGCGTTCTGGACCAACACGCTACTTCCCGCGATTCAAGCCGTCGGCAACTGGATTACGGGCACCCTCGTCCCTGCCCTGCAAGAGATTTGGAACTGGCTGGCGACGAACATCCCCGCAGCCATTGCCACCGTCTCGGGGTTCTGGACGAACACCTTGCTGCCCGCGATCCAAGCGGTGGGCAACTGGATCACTGGGACGCTGGTTCCCATCCTGCAAACGATATGGGACTGGCTTTCGACCAACATCCCCGCAGCCATTGCCACCGTCTCCGCTTTCTGGACGGATACCCTGCTCCCGGCGATTCAAGCCGTCGGCAACTGGATCAACGAGAACCTGATACCGCTATTCGAGGCCATCGTCAATGTCTGGTTTGCGGCGATGGATCTGGCGCTAACTGCTCTGGCCGGGCTCTGGCAAAACGTCCTACTCCCGGCTATTCAGGATGTAGGTAACTGGCTAAATGAGAATCTGGTCCCGGCGCTAAAGACGGTGGTAGAGTGGCTGGCCGACAAGTTCCAGATCGCCCTAGAGGCCGTGGGCAACTTTATTAACGACACGGTACTCCCCGCCATAAAAGACCTGGCCGAGTGGTTCAAGGACAAGCTCCTCCCCGCCGTTGGGGATGTGGCCGAGAAGGTGGACGGGCCGCTCAAGAGCGCCCTGGAATGGCTGAAAGACAAGCTGCTCGAACCCGTCAAGACGGCGCTGGGCACCCTGGGCGACAAGCTCCAAGACGTGACCAAGTTCTTCGGCAACCTGGCCGACAAGATCAACGGCCTCAAAGACAAGCTCCCGCCCTGGCTGACGCCCGGATCGCCTACGCCCCTAGAGATCGGTTTGGATGGCATAGCCGAGTCGATGGTCGGCGTGGTCCAGCAGTTCGTCAAGTTTGGGTCTACGCTCAAGGGCGCCAACCTGGACAGCCTCAACCGCTTTGGCTTGGCCGTGCGTGACGTGGCTAAGACGCTGAAAGACCTGGCCTCCGCCTTCCACCAGATGAACAAGGTCGAAAAGACCGAGGGCGGGATACCTAACTTGGAGATGTGGGCCGCTGCGCTGAAAGAGTCGATCATCCGCTTTAGCCTGGCCATCACCGAGGCCGCCAAGATCGTCAAGACGAGCACCATCAACAACGCACAGAGCCTGGCCAAGCGGATTGAGACGATCTTCGAGCTGCTGAAGACGCTAGGGCAGGTGTTGCGCGACGTGGCGACCATCGAGACCATACCCGACATGGCCCCATTCGGTGCCGCGCTGAAACAGGCCATCATCGTTACGGCATCGGCCATCTTGGAGGCATCGCAGCAGCTTGGCGATAAGGCGCTCAAAGCCGCGGCCAAACTGAGCGATGAATGCCAGCAGATCGTCGCCCTGATAGGCCCCGCCGTACAGGCGATGGTAGCCATGGCCGACATGCCCGAAGTGGAAGACCTGCGCGGTAAGTCGGTGCTGCTTGAAGAGGCCATCAACGTCTTTGTCTACACCGTTCACCGCATGGCCCTGTTCTGGGAGGGCGTAGCCCTTGACGCTGCGGTGACGTTTGCCGCCACGGCGCAAACGATCATCGGGCTTATCGGCCCTGCCGTGCAAGCGCTGGCCACGTTCGTCGATTTCCCAGCGGTGGGCAACCTGCGCGAAAAGGCTGCGTTCTTGGAAGAGGCCATCAACATCTTTGTGTACTACGTCCAGCGTTGCGCGATCTTTTGGCAGGACGTAGCCCTTGACGCTGCGGTGTTATTCAGCGAGACCGCGCAAAAAGTGCTTGCCCTCATTGGCCCTGCCGTAGCGGCGCTCTCCGCCTTTGTCGATTTCCCCGAAGTGGAGGGGTTGCGCGAGAAAGCGTCTGGTCTCGAAGCGGCCCTGAATATCATGGTCTTTCACCTCTACAACGCCGCGCTATTCTGGGAGGGCGTCGGGCTTGACGCCGCGGTAGCCTTCTCGGAATCCGCGGGCAAGATCGTGGCCCTCATCAAGCCGGCAGTCGATGCGCTAGCGGCGATGGCAACCTATACGCCCGTGTTCGGCCTACGTGAGACCATCGGCAATTTCTCGCTTGACCTGTACGACGTGGTAGAGGAAATGGTCTATCTGGCTGGACGCTTTGAGGCCGAAGGCGTGGCCGCGGCGGGCGCGTTCGGCACCGCCGTTGGGCAGATGGTAGGCATGATAAAGCCAGCAGTAGACGGCATGGTGGCACTGGCCGCTTACAGCCCGGTCAAGGGGTTCAAGGAAACCATCGGCAACTTTAGCCTAGACCTGTACGACCTTATTGACGAGATGCTGTATCTCGCAGGAGCGTTTGCCACCGAAGGCGTGGCCGCTGCGGCTGCGTTTGCGCAATCTGTAGGCCAGATCGTGGGCATCGTTAAGCCAGCCATTGATGCGATGATAGAGCTAGCCAAGTACAAGCCTGTCAAGAGCTTCAAGGAGCTAATCGGCAATTTCTCCTTGGATCTGTACGACGTGGTAGAAGAATTGGTATACCTGGCTGGACGATTCAATGCTGAGGCCGTGGCTGCCGCCGCGACGTTTGCCCAATCCGTGGGGCAGATCGTCGGCATGATAAAGCCGTCTGTGGAAGCCATCGCCGAGATGGCCAAGTACGTGGCCGCCAAGGGGCTGACCAAGGCCATGGCCGCTTTCGAGGTAGACCTGACCGCCGTGGTCAACAAGCTGGGCGAAATCGCCGTCAAGCTCTCGGGGGATACCGGCATCGGCAAAGCGCAAGCCTTCAGCGAGGCCGCGTCGGCTATCAAAACGGCCATCGAGACGGGGCTGAGCGCGCTATCCAGCCTCTCGGGGGGCGGCGCCTCCAGCGCTGCCAGTGCCTTGGGCGATTTCGCCAAGGCGGCACAACAGGGCATGAGCGATGCACTCAAGGCCGTACAAGAGGGCGCCAAGGCCATCGTCGCAGCGCTCAGGCCGCTACCTACACAGATCATGGCGATCTTCGATGCCTTCCCGTGGTCATCCATTGGCAAGGCTATTGCGGACGGCATCGCCAAGGGTATCGCGGGCGGCGCATCGAAGATCAAAGAGGCTGCCAAGGCCGCGGCACAAGCGGCGTTGACGAGCGCCAAGCAGACGCTGGGCATCGCCTCACCCTCCAAGCGCGCGCGGCTAGAGGTGGGGCAGATGTTCGGCAGGGGCTTGGGCCTGGGTATCACCGACACCATCGGCCAGATACGCGCGGCGATGAACGAGATGCAGACGGTCATGTCG